ATACAATTCCAGGTAATACTATTATTACAAGTACTGTAGATAGCAGAGGAACAATAGATGCTATAATTAATCCAGATACATTTATCCCTAATAATCCTACTACTGGTGTAAGATATTTGATATTAGAAAGTATTAATTCAATTGCTACTATAGGACCCGAGGCTTGGCTTAACAGTGATGGTTCAGGATTTACCGCTAATGCCAATGATATTATACAATGGACTGGAACAAACTGGATAGTAATATTCAATAGTAGTGAGTCCTCAAACGTAATTTATATAACTAATTCATATACAGGTATACAATACGTATGGGAGAACGGATCATGGACAAAGAGCTTCGAGGGAATATACAGTCCGGAACAATGGAGTCTCCTACTCTAACGAATCAAATTGTCTGTAGTGGTGGTTTATTTCTAGCACGTGATACTGGACGATTTTTATTACTATTACGCACACAAGGTAAAACTGCCGGGACTTGGGGTCTAGTTGGCGGCAAAAAAGAACCTACAGATGCAACTCCATATCAAGCATTAGATAGAGAAATTGCTGAAGAAGTTGGCGTTACTCCCAAAATTAAAAAAATTATTCCTTTAGAATTGTTTACTAGTAACGACCAAAATTTTCAATACAACACATATGTATTAATGGTTGACAAAGAATTTATTCCACAATTAAATGGCGAGCATAGCGGATATGCTTGGTGTAGTTTTGATATGTGGCCAAAGCCCTTACACCAAGGCGTAAAAAATAGTGTTAATAATCGAGTAATTCGAGCTAAA